TCCTTTGCTAGAATACCGTAGAATGCGTTCACAACCCGCTTAGTAGCCATTTGTGCTGAATCCCACTTTTGATACTCTTCGTCCGTGGTTGCTTGGGAGCGTAGTTTCTTATAAGAATCTCGCATCTCCATTAACTCCTTAACCGCTTGAGGTAACACACCTTCCTTTCCCTTACTGAAATAGATGTCGGGTTTCCCATCGTAGGGTTTCAAATTCTTAGGGGTGTCCCACCAAACAGGGTAGCCTTCTTTTGATTTGGTTTCCCAAGAAATATTCATTGAAGCCATCATTGATGGGTATAGTGATTTAAAGTCAAAAATAGCCACATTTTCATGTTGTCCATAGGTGCTTTCTTCGTTGGGGTCCATGACGAAAGCCGCTTCAAAGTTTTCCTTTGAACCTTTCAGTCCGGTAGGAGGAACCCAATCAGCCTTCTTCATAAAATAAACACCAGCCATCTGTGAATTGTGATATGTGTTTTCAAACGGACAGCCAATCAATCGTTGTAGGGCTAACTGATTCTCACTAACATTGAGTTTTTCGTCAATATCCACACACAATTTTACATCTATTCGTGCGTATTCTAAGTAAGTGCTAGTGTCTTCAAGCCAAGCCCTTTCGTAAAACTCGTTGTCTTGGAACCTTGCAGAAACAACCTTACCGTCATTTTCAAGAACTAACTTAGAACAATCATCCAACTTCAAAGAAGGTAGAGTTCCCATTTGTGAATCAGTCCACAAACGCTCAAATCTATCCATTAGGCAAAAGGTCAAACGACCCTTAATTGGTTGGCCGCTATTATGATAGTTTTCTACTTTAAGATTCCAGCCAACGGGTTCACCACCAGCATAACGCCTTGAAACATTCTTAATTTCTCCGTATGGGGACATCAGCGTTGGGTTAATATTCAATTCACACATACGAGAAATAACCTTCGGTATGTCAAAACCAAGCAAATACCACCCAATAATCATGTCAGGGTCCTGTTCTTCCATTAAACGAATAAAAGCGTAAAGCATATCAGTTTCATTTTCATACACTTCAACCCAGTCTTCTTCTTTGCGAATAACTGTTTCGGCAAACCAAGTCATTACAGTAGCCTTTTGTGTGTAGTTATCATAAATACTCAGCACCGTAATTTTTCCATGATGTTCTCCACCCACTTGGGTTTCAATATCAAAATACCACTTACGAAGGTTATATTCGGGAATTTCGTAATCCGAATCAATGCACCAAAGCCTAGCCGCATCCACATCACCTTGATAGGTTCTTTCTGTTTTATGGATTTCCTGCATGATATTATATCTGTCGTATGGGTTATCGTAGTAATACTTCACTAGGGGTGTGCCTTCCAAGTTTCTTCTTTTAGTGCTTTCCCTTGTAAAGTTAATACGCCTACCTCTAACGAAAATACTACTACCGATTTTAGTATTAATTGGGAGATAAAAATAGGGGCGACATTCAAAGGTTTCTTCTTTTCTTTCGTTATTATCATCCCGATAACGAAGTTTAATCTTGTGTTCATTGTTCTCCTGAATCGTGTTTATCATCATCTTCATCACTCAGTATTTCAATCTCTATGTCATTTTCTCGCATTTCATATTGCATTTGATTTTGTATGTAATGAACTAAATGTCGTTTTAGTTCATTAGCGGTGGTATCTCTCCAATACCAACCCCCTTTAATTAGAAGGTTTAGTTTAAATTGAGGGCCTTCACTCATTTAAATCCCTCATCATTTGTGCAAAGTCTCTTCCGTATTTCATGGTAAGTTCAATATCCTTAAACTCCTCAAGCAAACGCTGAACATATACGGCGGCATCCATCAATTCTTCTTGGAGGTGGGTAAGCCATTCGTGAACCGAAAGGTCCTCTCGCTCCATTGTTGTTCCGTATTTCTTTTTGCCGACTTCTGCCCGTTGTTGAATTTTTATACACACATCGTCTTCGTGTTTGCTCATTCTTCTCTCTCCTTTTTGTATTCGTTTGCATATGTAATTTGGCTTGACAAATCCATATGGTAATTACTATGAATTTCTCGTAAAAAGATAATCACATCATCATAACCTGCAAAGTCACATAGTTCCTTAATATCTAGTCGGTCATAACCTTGAACACAATCAGCAAACCAAACCGCTACTTTTAACATACTCATTCTTCTTCCTCCATGTTCATGTTTAAAATTGTATCAAGTAGTCTTACCTGTCCAATCAAATACAAGATAACACCACTATTACTCTCGCCATACATTTTAAGAAACTGTTCTAGTGTTGTGTTTCTTTCGTTTAGGTTGTGCATTAGTGTATCGTGAAGTTGTTGTCGCATTGTTGCTAGCACCGTTAGTAAAATTTCTCTTTCCATTTTTACTCCCCCATTCTAGGTGCTCTCATAATAACCATATCGCTGGTTCGGAAAACAACCGGCATTTCATCATCATAGAAAATAATCACCTCGTCGTCTTGCGAAAATTTAAGAGCAGAAGAAATCGGCAAGGAATAACTTGCGATAGCGTCTTTACTAATAGTTACACCCGAAGTGATATTAGTAGTAATTGATTCTCTAAGTTTTTCAGAGGAAACAGAAAAATCGTTACTATCTTTTTTAGCAGTAAATGTATAAATGCAACTTCCAACCTTTTCAGCCATAGAAACAGCGTCAATAAATTCCTCTTTAAACACATCAACCCTAGTCGTAAGGGTAAGATTTTCTGTGATAGAATAAGTGTCTGCCGTTTCGTAATCATCACCCATAGCATCGGTGAACCTACTAATTACATGGGCGTATTCATGAGACTCCAAAATAGGAATTTCTGCAACCGATGTATCGTTGTTAATAAGTAGGATGGAGTCGCTCAACATTAGTGTTGATTCGCCATCCATTAAATATTTAGAAAGAGTTTCTGCATTGACATAAATCCTACCATTTTCACTTTGCTCATTAATTCTGTTGTAGGCTCTAATATAGGTTGAAGCATCTGCGTTTTCTACTAAAACCCTACCATCTCTAGTAGTGATTTTAACGCAATTGCCCAGTTGCCCTTTTGCATTAGTTAAGCCTTGGTTGTATTTGCCCTTAAGCAAACACAAGTTAATTATATTTTTCAATCTTTTTCCATTCATTGTAAATTTCATGTGTTACACCACCATTGTTTTCATAAATTCTTTTCATAATACCACACTATACACTTTAAGTCAATACTCAAAGTGTGTTATTCTTTAGAGTTTCAAGACCATTCCAAGTAACTTTACCCTTTATATTTTCAAAGAGCAAAAAGGATTGACCCTCGTTTTCAGCATTTGTCTTGGACTTCGTAACCTTTGCATAAAGGCTCGTCTTACCGTTTCTTTCTTCTCGGTAAGTAACTACATGCTGATAAAGTTTAGCAGTAGTAGACTTTTCCCAATCCGGCCTTTGACCTACAACCTCAAATCCATCATGCACTTCTTTCATGTGCGTGATAAAGAATTTGTGACATTCCAATTGACAAGCGGCTTTAAACAAACGCTGGTATTCTTGAGTCCTAGCAAACCATTGTGTAGGAACCATTTTTACCTTGTCGGCTTGGCGGGGGTCATTACCCTTGATGTGGTTAAGACGAGCAATCATGTTTGTAGTGTCAAGCCAAGTATCTAGCCCGTCAAACACAATTGCCTTAACTGCCTTCACTTCAATTTCTTCTTCATCAAAAGAAATTTTCTGTGTTTCAATTGCTTCCTTAACCATCCCAATAAAGAAACGAGCCATATCAGCCGTAGCCAAATAATCAATCGTCATGTCGTCTTTATACACATGAGGGTTGTAGATAAACACCTTATCATCGGAAGACCAATGTTGTCTCCAAGTAGGTTCTGCGCCTTCATCAAAATCTAGCACGAAAACCCAATGTGTTTCTCTTTCTTCTTCTGTTCTGCAATCCAAAGCAAGTCCTGTTTTACCAGTTCCGGGGTCGCCTGAAATTCCACAAATCATGTGTGCGGATTCTTGGGCTAGCAGGTTTCTGCGTTGTTGAAACGCTCTTGCCTTTGCCTTAGCAAAAGCCCCTTGCTGGTCTTCTTCATTTACTTGCCTCAAAATACTGTTGCTTGCTTTTCCTTTTTTCAAACTCATTCTTCTTCCTCTCCTTTAAATTGTTCTTTTAGTTGTTGTAATTGGTTTTCATGCACAATCCGGGTGAACATTTTCCCGCTTTGTTTCATGTGAAAACGAACACTAAACATGTCGTCTTCTTGGTGTCGCCATTCAATGCTTTCC